CGAGATCGAGATGGAAGAGAATGATAAGCTGTGGGCAGAAGAGCGCGGCGTTGCTCCTCTTGATCAGACAGCAGGAAATGATCTGCGTAACGTAGGTGTCACTCCTGGTGGCATCAGTGCAGACATGGAAGGGTTGGAAGGAGCAGAAGAGGATACAGGTGTTCCTGACGATCCAAATCAAGGACCTACTCCGGGGGGTGCGATGCAAGCACCTAACGCAGCACAAGCACCTGCAGTCAATGCAGGTGGCATGGGTCAACCCGGTAGCCTAGCATCAGCGTAGTTAACTAGATGATTCCAGGCATAAGTATTTTTGAGGTTGAAGAACATGATGCTACATGAGATGCTGAATCCAGCACCCGATGCATACAGGGATGAGAAGAGCGATGGCACTTCTCTGAAGTTTGGAGATGTGCGTAAAACCAAGCTAACCTTGGGTAAGATAAACCTCCTTCGAAAGATGAATGATCAGCGTAAGATTGAATATGCTGAGAAGCTGAAAAATGTCAAGCTGCAGTATGGGGCCGCTCCTCCTGCTGCAGCTTGATTTTCCCTCCTAGTATTTTCAAATTGCCCGTTTTCGCGGTATTTGAACCTATTCATAATAGCTCCATATAAATATTTCTACGCACAAAACTATCAGAGGAGCGGATTTCATGAAAAACAAGAACATTTATGAACAGATCATTGAGAGTCTGATCAACGATGACGAAGCTAGAGCACGTGAACTTTTTCACACAGAGATCGTTAGGCAGAGCCGCGATATCTACAATCAGCTTGTTGTAGAAGAAGCTGAAGAAGAGGAAGAGGAAGAGATGGAAGAATCTTTCGGTTCTTTCGGCGAGCGCGGAATGTCAACCGATCAGACTGATGACATGCTAAGTGACATTGACCATGACCAAGAAGGCATGGGACACGAGATGGGCAACCACGATGAAGAAGGCGAGATGGGCATGGACGACATGGGAAGCCATGACGAAGGCAGCATGGAAGACCGTGTTGTTGACCTCGAAGATGCACTTGACGAGCTAAGAGCAGAATTTGAAGAACTGATGTCAGACGAAGAAGGCGAAGAAGAGCATAGCGATATGGACTTCGGCGGTGAAGAAGATGAGCCAGCTGAAGGCATGGTCCGCGAATACGTGGAAAAAGTCGCAAAGCCAGGCAACACTGAAGGTCAGGGCGTAGGCGCTGGTTCGATCGGCGGCGGTACTAATGCTAAGTCGATTGTTGCTGGTAAGAACGACATGGGCGGCAAGGTATTCAAGCTAGGCGATGGTTCCAACGAGAATCCAGACGACAAGCAGTACAAGAAGCCAAGCAATGCTTACACTAAAGGTGAAGGCAATCTAAAAGGTGCTGGTAGCTTCGAGAACGTCCCAGGCGCAAGAGCTAGCAAGACATTCAAGAATGCTAAGAAGCCAGTAACTAGTGAAGTAGCTGGAACTAACGATAAGCCTATGCTAAAAAGGCAATAAGGAAGATAGATGTCCGCCCTATTAATTGAACACCTGAGCTATGATCAGGCACAGATAAAGACAGAACGTGGCAATGAAGGCAAAGACCTTTATATGGTAGGTATCTGCATCCAGGGTGGAGTCAAGAATGCGAATCAGAGAGTGTACCCACTCAATGAGATTGCAAGAGCTATCGAGACTGTGAACAAGCAGGCCCAGAGCGGTTATAGCGTTCTGGGTGAGCTTGATCATCCTTCCAACCTACGCATCAACTTAGATCGTGTAACACACGTTTGTGAGAAGATGTGGATGGACGGACAGAACGGTTACGGTAAGCTAAAGATACTACCCACCCCGATGGGAAACATAGTTAAGACCTTGCTTGACAGCGGTGTCAAGTTAGGTGTTAGCAGTCGTGGTAGCGGTAACGTAGATGATTCGTCTGGCAAGGTCAGCGATTTCGAAATCGTTACTGTGGATATCGTAGCACAACCCAGTGCTCCTGATGCTTATCCTATGGCAGTCTATGAAGGCTTGCTTAATATGAAAGGCGGTCAGAAGTTGCTTGGTGTTGCAGCTGGAGCTAATCAAGACACACGAGTACAGAAGTATCTTGCTTCTGAGCTCACGAGACTTATCAACGAAATGAAACTAAAATAAGGTTCAGGAGAATTATATGTTCGAAGCTATTAAACCACTACTAGATAGCGGAATCCTGAACGAGGAGACCCGCAATGCTCTCGAGACAGCTTGGAATGTCAAGCTCGACGAAGCTCGCGAGTTGATCCGTGCAGAAACCCGTGAAGAGATGGCCGCTCGTTATGAACACGATAAAGCCACAATGGTTGAAGCACTCGATCGTATGGTGAACGATACACTGCATTCACACATCAATGTGATTGCAGAGGAACGTGTTGCCGCTGCACAAGACCGTGTAGCACAGACACAGAAGATGGTAGCGAAAGCTAGAGTCTTCGAATCTTTCATGCAGGATGCACTAGCATCTGAAGTGAAAGAGTTCCGCGCGGATCGCGCAGGCTATAAGACAGCTATCAACAAGCTAAACGGTTTTATCGCAGAAAATCTCCGCAGAGAAATCTCGGAATTTGCTGAAGATAAGAACGATCTAGCTCGTACAAAGGTAGCAGTCATCACAGAAGGTAAGGCACAACTAGCTAAGGTTCGTGAGAACTTTGTCAAGAAGAGTGCTAAGCTGGTTGAAAATTCTGTGAAGTCAACCCTACGAAATGAGCTAAAGCAACTTAAGACTGACATCCAGGAAGCAAAAGAAAACAACTTCGGTCGTAAGATTTTCGAAGCTTTCGCTACGGAGTTCAGTGCAACACATCTAAACGAGCGTGCTGAAGTCAAGAAATTGATCAATCACCTGGGTACTATGGAACAGCAGTTGGTGGAAGCCCGCCAGGTTGCTGAACATGCAGTCCAGGCAGTGGCTAGCAAAGATGCACAAATCAAGAGAATCAACGAGAATTTAGAAAGAAAAGCTAAGCTCGATGAACTGTTGAAACCTCTCAGCAGAGAGAAAGCAGAAGTCATGAACACACTGTTAGAATCAGTTCCAACAGAAAGACTGTCAGACGCTTTCAAGAAATATCTAAATCCTGTGATGGAAGGTGCGAGACCAGCTGTTAAACAACAGCTAGCGGAATCACACAAGGAAGTAACAGGCGATAGAGCAGCCACACCAGAGCAATCATATCTCAACACTAACATTGTAGAAATGCGTCGTCTGGCAGGTCTCACAAGCAACTAATTCATAATTGGAGAATGAATACTATGACACAAGAACTAATTGAAGGCCGTTGGGGCGATACCAAGGCAGCTCTACTAGAGGGTCTAACAGGCAATCGTCGCACGAGCATGAGCGTAGTGCTCGAAAACACTAAGAAGTATCTCGCAGAAAGTGCATCAGCTGGTGCAACTGCTGCTGGTAACATCGCAACACTAAACCGCGTTATCCTGCCAGTTATCCGCAGGGTCATGCCAACTGTTATCGCTAACGAAATCGTTGGTGTTCAGCCAATGACTGGTCCAGTTGCTCAGATTCACACACTTCGTGTGCGTTATGCTGAGAACTTCACTAGCTCAGGTAGCCCATCAAACGGTCCTGGAACTGACACTACTGCAGGTGAAGAAGCTCTAAGCCCATTCAAGATTGCACAGGGTTATTCCGGTACTGCTACTGGCATCACTAGCACTGACGGTAAAGCTGGTTCAACAGCTTCACTGGAAGGTACTCCAGGTAAGAAACTGAACGTTCAGATCCTGAAGCAGCCTGTAGAAGCTAAGACCCGCAAGCTATCAGCTCGCTGGACTTTTGAAGCTGCTCAGGACGCACAGGCAATGCACGGTCTAGACATCGAAGCAGAAATCATGGCAGCACTTGCTCAGGAAATCACTGCTGAAATCGACCAGGAAATCCTGTACAGCCTGCGTTCGCTAGCTGCTACTGAATACACTTTCAACCAGGCTACTGTATCTGGTACTGCAACTTACGTTGGTGACGAACATGCTGCTCTAGCAGTTCTGATCAACCGTACTGCAAACCTGATCGCACAGCGCACACGTCGTGGCGCAGCTAACTGGGCAGTTGTCTCTCCTGAGGCTCTAACTGTTCTTCAGTCAGCTACTACTTCAGCGTTCGCTCGTACTACTGAAGGTACTTTTGATGCTCCTACTAACAGCAAGTTCGTTGGCACTCTCAACGGCGCAATGCGTATCTATGTTGACAGCTATGCTGCAACTGGTACTGCTGTTCTAGTTGGTTACAAAGGCACTAGCGAAGCAGACGCAGCAGCGTTCTACTGCCCATACATCCCTCTGATGTCAAGCGGTGTCGTTCTTGATCCTGCTACTTTCGAACCAGTCGTTGGCTTCATGACACGTTATGGTTATGTTGAACTGACTAACACTGCAAGTTCGTTCGGTAACGCAGGCGATTATCTGGGTGAAATCGCTCTAAGCGGTCTAACATTCCAGTAAGAACTGTTACACTACAAAAGAAAAGGGGCAGAAATGTCCCTTTTCTATTGACTAGATTTCTGCTTAATAAAAAAGCGCACTAGGCGCTTTCTTAGAAGTAACGTGGGATACGACCTGTGCGTATCATCTCTTCGACTTGGCGTTCTCTTGCCTTTACGAAGAAAGTCCAGATGTTGTGTAGTATTGAGATCATACTGATTTTCCCATCACTAGGTTATGATACAAGTTCTCGACTGCGTCTGCAAATAGGAATACTAGAGTAATCATTGTGTTACTGGATCTCCGAACTTAGTCATGCTGTGCTTGCGAGCAATGAACTCGATGTCACAGCGATGGATACCTAGATCAGCTAGATCACGATCTGTCAGACGGTTTAGTTCATAGACAGTAGTACGATATTCCATGTATTTCTTGATTGCTTTCTGTACGTTTGCGACTAGTGTTAATAGCATTTTCTCTCTCCTCTTTCTTTACATCATGCTTTAGTATACAGAGTATTTATATGCAATGCAACAAAAAATGTTGCACCTGCACAAAACTCTGGTATGCATAAATAGCATGTCTCAACAACAATGATGCTGTTGGGCTTACGTCCAAAACCCAACGTAGGACCTAGAACGTCCTAAGGAGAAAACAAATGGGTCGCCCTCTAAAAACTGCAAAGAATAATGGAACTATAGACACTGGTTTCACATCAACTACTTCAGGTGTAGTCGGTGGTAACACTGGACAGACTGGATATCAAGTACTTCCTCGTGTGAAGATTGGTTCACAGGCCGAAGCTAACGGATACATCATCCGCCAGAAAGGCAAGAGCAAATTCCTCGTCGGTAGCGTAACAAGCATACAAGACGAAGATATTGCAGCTAATGCTAGCTATGTCATCACAAGCCTAAGCAATACTGATTGGACTGCACTTGGTGCAAGCTCGGTGCCTGTAGCAGGTGAGATCTTTACTGCTACAAAAAGCGGTGCCGGTCTAACCACAAACGGTGTCGTCAATCTAGTTGGCGTATGCACATTAGTGAACGTAGCAAATGCTTCTCTAACTTCGAATACCATGACTGTCGAATGCACTTATGCAAACGCTGCTCAGTTCAAATCTAAGACTCTCAGCAACCATCATGTCACTAACTTCAGCGACGTGAAGTATATTGCTGATTTTGTCACTGCAAATGCAAGCACAACACCTTACCCAACGGTAACTGTTGCAAACGCATAATCTATAATCTAATCACTATCGAAGGCTGTGGATATATATTTTTCACAGCCTTTAATCATGAGCATTGCATTTGTATTAGGAAACGGACGTAGCAGACTAGCTGTTGATCTCAACAGCCTGAGTCTGCATGGCAAGATATACGGATGCAATGCACTCTACAGGACGTTTGCTCCTGATGTACTGGTAGCAACAGATCCTGAGATATGTAAAGAGATCGAGGATTCGGGTTACCCCAAAAACAACATATTCTATACTCGTGTTCCTAACATCGAGCTGGGGTCTAGGCAGATCGTTGATCACTATGGATATTCCAGCGGACCTATAGCATTAGATCTAGCTATCAAGGACAAGCATGATAAGATATTCATGCTGGGATTCGATCTAGACAGCCAAGACAGCAGGTTTAACAACGTATATGCTGGCACAGCCTGTTATAAACCTATTGGTACAGAACCTACATATTGGGGAAACTGGGAACGTCAGATAGCTAAGATAGGGATAAAACGTCCTGTGCAGATAGTAAGGGTGAACGATGACAGGATATTCCCTAAGATGTGGGCTGATATGATGAGACAGGTCTCGGTAGTGGACTTCATTGCAGCGATAAATAACTGTAAATTGGAAGCACTATGACAATTACAAGCACTAAGAGAGTCAGTGGCGATTATGCGATTTATACAGGCGCTAATGTTGCAGGTACCTACACAGGCACACTGCGAGTCTACGGCAATCTAGACATCGTTGGTACTACTACCACTGTAGAATCTACTAATACTGTCATCAATGATAGGATCATAACACTAAACAACGGTGAACTAGGTGCAGGCGTCACTACTGGATCTCCTCCAAGTGCGGGGTTTGAGATTGATAGAGGTTCATCTCCTAAGGTAGCTATCAGATGGAACGAGACTGCCGGCGATTGGCAAGCTACTAAAGATGGTAGCACATATCTAACTCTGAGTTATGGTGTCTCTCTAGCAGGAAGTGATACACAGGTCATCTTCAATGACGGCGGCACTGGATTTGGTGCTAACGTCAATTTCACTTATAACAAGACGACTAATACCCTCACTGCCGGCGGAGTTGTAGTAAACAATTATACAATCAGCACAAATGTGACTAATCAGAATCTAGTGCTAGATCCAAACGGAACAGGGCAACTAGTAGTGAACGCAGCAATGAAGCTAGCAGATCAAGGTAGTGCACCTAGTCCATCAGCAGGAAACACTCATATCTATAGCAATACGCCTTCGGCAGGTGGCTCGGGTGTGTTTTATGTAAATAACACTGATTCAGGGGAACTGACGAGCAAGCTAAAAGCTCGAAAGTTGGCACTAATTTTCTAAGGAACCAAGATGACAATCGTCAACAACTCAGTAACAAATAGTTCAGCAGCAAACATTTATGCTAGCTCAGGCGAGACCTGCGTAGTGACACTATACATAGCAAACTATACTGGTAGTGCTGTATCGGCTAACGTATATCTTATTCCTGCTGCGGGAACTGCTGGTAATAATAACATCATCATTCCTAATCTACAGATTGCAGGTTATGACACATACATCATGAACACTGAGAGATTAGTATTAGGAAACGGTGACATGATACAAGCAAACGCAAACACAGGAAGCGCACTGACTGCAACAGTGAGCTATACGGGAGTATAATGGCATACTTTCTAAAGAACAGAAGGCTTGATAGTGCGGGAAGTGCGGTTGTAGTACCGTCGGGTTCTACAGCTTTGCGTCCACTCAATCCTAGCAATGGCACCATAAGATACAACACTGATACTAGTAGATTTGAGATCTATTACAATGCTTGGCAGCAGATTGCTATCAACGGAACTGTGACCATCACAAAAGACAGTTTTACTGGTGACGGTACGACTAACACGTTTACTCTTAGCAAGACACCTCCTGCAACAAATGCTATCACAGTGTTTGTGGGTAACGTCTATCAGAATCC